TCTCCTTCCTGCATGATGTTGACCGCCCGGGGTGCGGTGATCTTCTTGAAGTTGAAGGTGCCCGGTACACGCAGGACTCGCACGCCATCTGCAGTGCACTGGCGATCCACAAAGAACCCTTCGGAGATGGCCGTCTGTGCGAAGGCCTCTGCTACAAAGATCCAGTTGTTGTAGTCCACCGTTTCTTCAAACGGGAAGTAGCAATGGAGTCCATTGCCGCTGTCAATAATCCACGGCTTGGGTAACCGCCGCAACTCAACGAACTTGTTGAGTGCCGCAAGACCTACATCCTTGTCAGGATATTTCTTCTCGGGCCCACAATCGATATCGATGAAGAGGGTGCGATAGCCATGGGTGTATTTGGCAAATCTATTGGGTGTGTTTTCTACAAAGGTCATGCAGCCAAAGTAAGTTTCAAACTTAGCTTTTACCTGCTTGGCTATGAAGTTCTCTGCAGCTTCAATGTCATGAAAGAACTGTTGCTGTACAGAACCGGATGCCAACTGCTTGCTGAAAATGCAAATCTCCCCTGCCTCTGGGAGTACCGCCGCGACTAATTTTTGGAATTGTGTATTCATGGCATCCAACGAAGAATAGACGAGTGGGGGGCAGGCGGACCTGCCCCTTCATCAACCGAAGTATCTATCGGTTATTCGTCTTCGTCGTCGGTCGCCCAGTCGTCGAGGATAGATGCAACAGATGGGACCGCCCGGGTGGTCGGTGCCTTTTGACTGCGAACCGTAGGCTCTTCAACAACCTCTGGTTCTGCCGCAACTGGAACTTCAACTACCGGAGTCTCAACTACCGGAGCTTCTTCCAGCTTGGGTTCCGGGCGTGGGCGCGGACGTGCAGGGGCCGGAGGATTCGGCTTGTAATCCGGAGGCGGAGTGGGCGTAAAGATCTCCGGCTTGACAGTCTTCTCGGAGGGTCGTGCGGTCGGAGGCTCATACGCCATAGCTGCAATAGCCGTGGGATGATCCTTGAACTGCATGATCTGGTCGTACTCTTCCTTCTTCACATACCGATCTGCACGGAAGACCAGCTTGGGGTTGGATCCACTGCGGTCAAACTTCATCTCGGTCACAACTGCAGTGACGCCAACACCGTTCTTTTCGAGGAACCCTGCGTACTGCTGAAGGGTCATCTTGCCCTTCTCTCCTTCACCAAACAGAGAGGTTGCAGGGATGATCATCTGGAAGATCTCACCCGTAGTCAGGATCTGGTCTTCCAGCACCACAGCAATGCGGCGGTTGAAGCGGCAAGCCCGGGTGTTTTCCCGAGTGCCAGAACCTGCTTCGTTCTGACGGCAGGTAGCACATGCATTGGACTGGCGGTTGGTGCAGTTCTTGTCCGGGGTTTCACCGTCGTTGGACCAGCAGTCAGGCGGTGCGTTGGAGCCTTCTTCATACTGACCTTCGTAATAGGTGCGGCTGTTCTTAGGAGCCACGCGCACAATCACTACTTTGAGGGAGCTCTCTTCACTGGTAAGAACATCCTTACCTCCGGAGAGAACATGGAACGCACCATTGCGGATGGAGATGCGCTTGATGGAACTAAAGCCAATGAGATCCTTGGTAGTCTCGTCAATGGAGCCGCTCAGATAGTCAGGAGCAACGAGGTTGCCAGACTGGAAAAGGGTAATGTCACTCATAAGTCACCTATGAAAGGATAAAAACGCAGCCGCTGTAGCGACGATCCGCAGGGCAGAGAATTGTGCCCCGCATAATGGGCCTAGTCAATTTAGGATTTTGCTGTAGCCCTCCTGACAACAATCGTCCGCTTGTTGTTACTGCTCAAGCCCGGGGGCAAGAGGTCAGGATTTGAGTCGAGGAACTCCTGCATGTTCTTTTGCGCAATGCGCTGCTGTATCAGGTGCAGGCAGTCATGCTCTTTCATGAAGGCCAAGAAAGAGTCCCAGTCTGTGGAACCATACTGCGGTTTCACACTCATGTAAGCTGTGCCGTTCTCCGTCTTGATAGACTCCGCGCCGATGCTGTTACACATCTCAAGCAGAGCGGCATCAACGGCGTCCTTCTTCTCCTCAAGGACAGCACGAGCCTGTTCATATTCTTTTGTCAGTTTGGAAATGGCATCACGCAATTTAAGATGCGCGCGTACTAATTTCTCCGCAGAAATATCACTCATTTGTTATCTCCTAGTTCTTGTTTGTACAGCTCAAGCAGAGAACCCTGCGCAAGCGTCCTGTCCTGCAGTGCACGGTAGAGCTTCGACTCCACCTGACTACTAATCAAATGCACCACGGTGCACGGATTCTTCTGTCCAGCCCTGTGTACCCGGGCGTTGGCTTGCAGATAAATCTCTGCGCTTGTCACAGGTCCAAACCAGACGATGCTGTTGGCGGCATGGAGGGTCACCCCATGGGCTGCAGCCGCTGGCTGAATGACCAGAACTTGAATCTTAGGCTCGTTCTGAAAGCTTGTAAAGATCTCAGCTCTGGCATGGGCGGACACACCCCCATGGATAGCCTCGCTCGTTATATCGTGCTTTGCCAAGTACTCTTGAACCAACGGTATGGAATGCCGGAAGTTACAAAATACCAGAGTCTTATGACTGCTTTCGTTAACGACGGCCAACATCTCAGCAAGCTTGGTAGAGCAGTCGAACTCCAGCACGTCACCCGTATCGGTGTACACAGCGCCCGATGAAATCTGCAAGAGCTTGTTGAGTTTGATGGCTGCATTGACTGCCGTCACCTCTTCACCTGATGCCTCGACCAGCATCTCTTTCTTGAGGATCTCATAGTACTTCCTTTGCTGCGGAGTGAGCGGGGTCTCTCGATCTGCGTACAAGATCTCTGGCAGGTCCATACACTCTTCCTTGGTGAACCGTATCGCAGGTTGCAGAACTTGGTGCACCGTAGCCTGTGCGGTGGGCTTCGCTACATATTTAAACTGCGACACCTTGGTCATGACCTTGTCCTTGAATGCCCCTGCATAGGACGGCACTGACTTCGGGTTCAGTATCTTCGCCAGCCCATAGGCATCCACTGGACTTTGTGCGGCAGGTGTACCTGTCAGGAGCCACAGCCATCCATTGTGCGGGATGATGGAGTTAATCGCCTTCCACCTTTGAGTTGCAGGATTCTTGAGGCAGGTGGCTTCATCCACAACGATGAGATCAAACCCTCCACGCGACAGCGCATCCCGCACTGACAACACCCCATCGGGGTTAATGATGACGAACTCAGCGTCAGACTCAATGACCTTGATACGTTTCTCTTTAGATCCATGGGCGATGTCCACAGACCTATGCATAACCGTCCGAAAAAGATCCGCCCTCCACGCTGTTGACATGATGGACAGCGGGCAGATAATCAGCACCCGCTTGATCATCTTCTTGGTCAGCAGGTAGTCAGCCGCCCACGCTACACTGCAGGTCTTACCCGTGCCCTGCTCGTTAAAGCAGAACCCACGCTGGTGCATGGTCAGGAACGCTGAGGTCACACGCTGATGGTCGAACGGCTTGTACATCCCGGGCCATTCGTAATTCACCTCGATGGGTGCAGGTGTCTTCTTGAACCCAAGGTTCTTGAGGATCCGGGCATTGACCATATTGAAATGGACCAGCACGTCATAGACGCCCTCAGCCGGGGTCGCTACGATCTTGCTCTTCTGTATGTAGGCAGTGATCTTATCGGGGTTCTTAGTCCTGATAAGTAGTGCCCTATTATCGACTATCTGCATAAAACACTCGATTTAGTTAAAGTACACAGTCACTTACGGTGACGAATCGAAGAGGTGCGGAGGGTGTGGATTACTCCAACACATCCCCCTCGTCTTCTTCCAACAAGACTTCAAAGAGCTGCGGCTTGGTGGGGCTGTTGTCGAACCACCATGCACGGATCTTATTCACATCCCGCTTGCGCTGCCACTCCGCCGTGCGGAGGACGAGGAAAGTGAGCGCATCAATGTGGCGCTCTACCAATTCTAAAGGAAGCCCTGCTTGACTGCAGAGCCTTTTAATCGAACTGAGTGCAATCTTCATTCTTATGCTCCGTTATGCGGACAGGACTTCACATCGCAGTACTTGCGGCATAGCCCATTCGGCATAGGGTTCCAAACGTCCGAGGCATAGGCTTCATCACGCTGAACCAGCAGTGTATCAAAGTCAGAGAAGATGGTGAACGCTTCTTCTCGGGTGTACTTCTCTTCGACCTTCTCATTCGGTACGACATACAGCAGTATCGCTTTGATCTTCTTGACCTGCGGGTATTTCAAGAATACACAGGCCGCCATCAGTGCAAGCTGACGAGGATCAGACCGTGCTGTCTTACCCGTCTTATAGTCCACGACCCATGCTGTTTTTCCATCGACGATAATGAGGTCCGCCATACCGCGGAACCAGACCTGCTTGTCGAAGAAGTCACACGCGATGAGCCGCCCATCGACCTGCTTGATCCCCATCTTGAGCTCGCAGAGTTTCTCCCCGGGCATCTCAAGAATTTTGTCAAGGTACGGTTGGATAAAGACAAACTCCCCATCCAGCTTCTTGCCTTCCTTGACGTAGAGCTCCGCTGCCTTATGCAGGCGGTTGCCGTAGCGGGTATGTTCCGTCTCAACAAACGGAACCTCTTTGGTCACCCTTTCTGCCTGATACTTCCGATGGCAGGTCTCGAACAATGTGATCGAGGAGAACGACCAAGCTGGGGCTTTCTTTGACATTAGCAATCCTTGAGTGATTTCCCATACTTGCCTTCCGCACCTAGCGGAATGCCCGGAGCCCATCGAGGTTCGCGGCACATCTCAGCAAGAATGAATTCCAAGGCGGTTTCCGCCTGATCTTCCGGCACGATGCAATACACCGCGTCGTGAATGGTTAATGCGACGGGGTACACCTTGTTGATACGCACCATCGCTTCGCCCATTATACACCGAGCCAAAGCCTGTGTCGTGTTCTGGAAGACCTTCGGAGCGTAGATCCGCTTGATCTCTTTGTACTCTGTGTACGTCCATTGTCTGTCACGCCCTTCCCCCTCAAACGCTAGGTTGGGATACTTGAGGTACAGCTTGGACGGCATCTCAATCCCTCTCGATCCATCGACGTTGAGCCCCATGACCTTACTGCCATAGACCAACTGCTCATCGTTGTAGATGGCGCAGAGCACATCCTCACCCTGATACCAGAGATCCCTCACGCAGGAGTAGTCCGTGCGGTAGAGCTGCACGATCTCCTTCGCCATGTCCTCGCCGATGTCCTTACCTGATCCCGTCTTGATGGCGTCGCGTAGCTTGACCGCGCCCGTTCCATAAATCAGTGCAAGCTGAGAGGTCTTGCCGATGAACCGCTGGGCGTCATCCACCTCGTCGTAGTCCACGTTGAACACTGCAGATGCGAAGTCTTTGTAGAGGTCTTTGCCTTCAGCGAGGAGCCGGAGCTTGTCTGTCTGCCCTGCAAAGTACAACCCCATGCGAAGCTCAATGTTCGATAAGTCCGCACCCACGATGACATGCCCGGGGGGTGCGATGATGCCCTTCTTGATCAGCGACTTCCTCGGAAGATTCTGCATGTTGATCTGGTCCGACCCAGACCAGCGCCCTGTCATGGCTCCGTAGTACCGCAGGGGGATTGGCAGGCAGCAGTCCCGTTGTTCAGCAATCCGCATGAACCGCTCAGTCCTCGACTCCTCCAGCGTAGACTTGGTATTGGTGCGCGCCGCAACGAGAGCTTGAACCCTGACATCCTCATGTTCTGCCAGCTTCTTCATGGCCTCGTCTGTCTTCGCAAACGCGTAAGTCATACCCTCCGGATTGGGGTTGGTCTTCGTCGGCTGCTTGGCTTTCATCGGGGGCTCGACACCCAGCTCGATGAGGAGGTCTGCGAAGCGTTGGTTTGACGCTAGTTCGGAGGTGGTTACCTCTGCCGCGGCAAGCAGACGTTCTTTCATGGCCTGTACTGCATGGAGGTTTGCTTCCAACTGCAGTGGGTCCAGCATGAGCATAGGTTCGGAGTGCATCCGGATGGTCATGTCGATCAACTCAAGCTCGACCTTGTTGAAGTAGGGTACCATCTGCTGGAAGATCTGGTAGGTAAGCTCCACGTCATTGCGGCAGTACGCCATGTACTGTTCCAGAAACGTAGGGCTAAAGTCTCCGATGGCTAGACCCTCAGCTTGTATGACTTCCTCCCCCTTCGCGCCTGCCTCGTAGTACTCAGCCAATGCCTTGAGGGATCCGCCGACCTTCGTACCATGGAGGGCCCGGGCCATGCTGAGGGTGTCGATAATCTTCTTGGGGTAGATACCGAAGCGCCACGAAAGGATGGACATATCAAACAGGGCGTTGTGCGCTATCGCCGCAGACTCATCCCACGGCCACTGCAGGAGCCATTCTTTGGTGTCTTTAAAGGTGCCACTAAAAGACTCGGTGGGGTTGTCGTTCAGCTTTACGGCAACACCAATCTCATGGAAACGTGGGTCATCGAGGTACTCTTGGGTGGTCTGTCCACTGTTGCGTGTGCCGAAACCCAGCTTGATCTTATTGTTGTAATAAGACTCTATGTCTACTGTCAGGGTGTGCATGTGTGACTCTTGATGAGGTCTTTGAGGTTGTGGAGGTTGGTCTCATTAACGATGAGGACGAATCCACCAGCATCTTTTATTCGTTGAATCTCTCGGTCCTGCAGGGCTGTCGTCTTTCCTTTTCCTGCCTTCGCTTCGATAGCTATAAACTGCCCCCTCAGACAACCAATGAAGTCCGGAATCCCAGCTCTCCCGTAACCATTTGCGGGCGGCATGAAGAACCATACGTTTAACTCCTCAAGTATTTGTTTGATCTTTTTCTTTACTGCGGCTTCCGCTGTCATCGTCATTCACTACCTCCACAGGTTTCTTGCAACAGATACAGGCCATGTCCGGCACGGGGTCCCAGCTTCTGGGCGTTCCTATCTGGTGCTTGCACTCGGTATCCCAGACGAGGTCTTTAACTCTTCGCCATTTGCAGGTCTCGTCAAACATCTTCCCTCCCCAGATCCATCAGAGCATGGATAGCCATGTTGAGCCCTAGCACCTGCCCGTCCAGAAAGAAGTCACCTTTCCCAGTCTCCATGATCTTCTTATCGGCCAAGATGTTCAGACCG